CTACCCCATGAGCTTGCGCCAATACAGTGTGCTCGGCCAGGCCCAAGGGATCTCCGGCTGATAAAGTTGATATCCCGCACGTATGAAATTGTTGGAGGACGACACATTGTCGGTCGTGTCTGATACCACCGAGCACCAGCCATTGCGCCGTGCCCGCGCCTCCAATGCTCGCATCAGGCGCAGTTGAAGTCTCTGTCCCCAATGCTTTCTCAGTACGCCGACCCGACAGAAATAGCCCGCGTTGCATACATGCGTAGAAGGGACGATGCCGGCAAAGGCAACCGGCTTCGTCTCGCAATAAGCCAACCACCAATGCCCATGATCGAATTTCGGAACTGGCGCTCCGTCGAAGAAGGTTGCCCCGTGAATCTCTGTGAGCGCCTCTGCGACGTCGTCGTCGTTCCCGTCAACTTCACGAATCCGAAACATTGGCGGCATCTAAACTCGACAATTTGAATTGCGGATGGATTGCGCTGATGCGCGATCAGCAGCACAATCACTGCCCTGCTGGCGGATCACACGGGGCACGCTATCGAACAGGGCAACTGCACGAGTATCCCAATTCATTTGCCGAGCGTCGCCTTAATGCCCAGCCAGACCGCACCCAAAAATCCGGTGACAATCACGGTAATGACTGCCTTGAATGTATAGCTCTGCGCCTGCTCGACGCTTCGGCGCCAACGCCTCAAATGCTGAAAATCCGCACGCAACTCTTTCCTATCTTCCTCTTCGATCCCGAATGAGGTCAGGACGGTCGCGACGGACTTTAGAACCACTGCATCAACATCGTCGCGATGCAGCCGCTGCTGTTCGGCGAGCGTTTCGACGACAATGGCCCTGACATCGGAGCTTTCCAGGCTGCTCATCGCTTGATGATCCGCGCGATGTTTTCGAAACCCCGCTTGGCGAAATAGAAGGAAACGACGAGATTTGATGTCACCGCCGCGAACCCCGCAAGCGGATCGGTCATGCCGAGTCCCAGAACCTTGTCCCAGACGAGCAGTTTGCAAAAATAGATCGCAACGCAATACCCCATCAGCTTGTCGGGCTCATACCAATGTCCGATCTCTGCGATGCGATACTGCATGATCGCGTTGACCTCGGAAACCTGGGCGGCGATCTCCCTGCCGGCCAGATTCGCTGCCGTCGCAGCGTCGGCAGATTGTGCCTTGAGATGCGCATTGTAAGCGTCGACCAGGCTCTTGATAACCGGACCACCGAGAAAGCCGATGATGGTCATCCACATCAGGAATGCCTCCCTACCGACCGCAGACGCGCGGCCAAAGTGACGATCGAAATAGCCAGCAGCACCCTGCCCGCCCACGTTGGATCACCAACGGCTGCAGACACCTGATCTTTGAAACCCGGATCGCCCAGGACATCGCCTGCTGCGTCAACGAGCTGGAGCATCACTCCGGCGAGCGCCAGGAGATAACCCCACGCGATCGTCAATGAATTGAGGCAAAATGCCTTGACCTTCGTCAGCATGACGCCTCACAGGAACAAATACGAAGCTTCGACAACATCACAGGCTCCGGAGCCTTGCCGCAATCTGCGAGGCCTTCTGGCGAAGTCGCGCAGCTTCAGAACTCGCCTCATCGATCCAGATCTTGATTCTCGGCCAAGTATAGATCGCAGCGACGTAACCGATGGCAAACAGCACAGCGTCGAACAACGTCCACATGGCTATTTCCTTTTAAAGATAGCCGTCAGCACGGAAGCGATAAATTCGCCAATCGAACCTTTCGACGGGTTTGTGATGGACGGAGCGGAAGATCGCTGGACCGGCACCGACTTGGGAGCAGGAGCCGATTTTGCGGCTGAGTTCGTCGCGCCGGCCAGCTGAATGCTCGGATCAAGTACCATCATCGCCATAAGCAGGCCGGCGCAGCCCAACTGACCATCCACCACGCGCGGGTCATACACACCGTCCCGGACGTATTTCCCCGAGACATACTGATCCGTACCGCTCCAGATATACGGAGAGGGCCTCCCGCGCGCTGCGTAGCCAAGGCCGTTGTATTGCTCCAGCATCGTCAACGTTCCGCCGGTCGACCAATCCTTGTTGCGTGCGGCGTGGGGGGCGCAGTTGACGAGGGCATCAATGGCCGCCTCCTCCCAACTCCGGAACGGCCCTCTCCCGGCCGGAACGTGAACAGAGACCCTGTTCCAGGGATCGCCCTGCGCGAGGCTACCGGTCCAGTCCCGTGAACACTCGCGTTCGTGAGCGACCGCAATGAAGACCCAGGGGACACCGGTTTTTGCGGAGACGGCGAGGTACCGAGCCTTGGCGCCGGGGTCGACCAGGTGCCTCGCGACCGAAGCGAAACTCCTCGTCGGCTTGGCATTTGCCCAGCGTTTCGCGTTCGCTGCCTTCAGCGCTATCAGATCGGTCATACTTGCTCGCTGTGGGATTGAGGTGGTAAGAAGCGCAGATGCGCAGATTTTTTCTCCGTGTCCGTCACTGGATCAGGCCAGATATTCGAGCATCGCTTGATGGATTCGGCGCGTTCTTTTTGGTTACGCTTTTCTTCTGCTTAATCGCCGCCGCGCACGATGGCGTCGTGAAGCGCAATAAACAGTTTGACGAACACCGCTGGTGGTATCCGATCTACAAAACCCTGATGATGTAATTGCAGACAATCGTTGGCTGCACGTTGTTGTGCGCGCCACCGCTGCCGGCCGCAGCGTTGTTGATCGTGATGCCAGTAGTCGATGAACCTGTGGTGCCTCCGGCCGACCCGCCGTTAATTCCGGCTCCCGCTCCGCTGGCTCCGAACGGAGCATTCTGGGTGTAAGAATGGGTATGACCCGGGTCACTTAGCGTGTTGGCGTGTGTATGCGACGGAATTTGCGCTACGGTGAGTGTCGTACTTTCAGCACCACCCACGGCACCAAGGTTCGCAGGATTGCCGCCAAAATAAGAAGATGATAATCGCGTTGAACCGCCATCCCGCATTGCCGAGATGCGACCAACCTTGTCCGGCAGGTTGAACGTCGTGCTGCCGTCACCGACGCCATAGGTCGTGCCGAACAGAGAAAATAATGGCGCGTATGTCGTGCGCGAGATTGCCTGTCCAATCGGAAATGCGAAGATACTGCTCGGTGTTGTTGCCCCCCAATAATCCATCCCGGCGCCGAGAGGGATGCTATATGCATTTGCTGCTCCGATACCACCATGCAAATACCAAACGGCATCGCTGTTGTTGTAGAGAGCCACGTAAGGCGTGCCGAGAATGAGAGACCCGCCGGGCAGTTCAACACCGGGGGATGATCGTAGCGGCTTGGCGCCAAGCCCATCAACAGTCAGCGTTACCGTCGCGCCGTTCGTGACATGCGGCGTGAATGCAATGGTCTGCCCGCCAAGATGAGCGAATGTGTCAAACGCCTCGAAGCTCGAGACTGCATAAGCTGTCGACGTACCGCCTGTGACAATAGCGCCTGATACGTCGTCGCGATATTTTGCAACCGCTGCCATCATCGCACGCGCGGAGTCGTTCACGCTGGAAGGCGCTTGGCCCTCCTGCCAGTTGACCAAACTGTCCGCCGTTGCGTTGTTGGCCGCCGTTTGCGACCATTTGTAGAGTGTCATTGCTGAATTTCCTTGTTTTCGTACCTTCCCGTGCCTTGCCGGGTTATTTCTTCACGCTCAGTTCCAGATATTGCGTGCAGAGACACGCGGGGGCGCGCGCAGTCAGGAGATTACGGATCACGCCAGGAGGGACACCCGGGCTTTCGCTGGCGACCACGTTCACCCGCGCGTCTATAACGGCCTCGATTTCAACCCGGATCTGCTGGATGCGTTCTTCAAGTGGTGGGGCGGGCAATGTTCTCATCGGCTTTGCTTTCCTCATGTGTCCGAACCTCCGGCTGCTGGAATGCAGTCAGTTTCTGCCTGGCGATAGCGGCCTCGTTCTGGGCCCGCCGCAGCGCTTTCTCGCGCCGCAATTCGTGGGCCGCGACGTAGATCTGCAAATCATACGGCAGCGATTTGAAGCGGTGCTTGCGATCGACCGGCCAGGAACGCGGCGGGTCGATTCCGGCAAGGTTGCTGATTGCGGCGGTAGCCACGCCGCCCGACGTCGGATCGGCAAGGCCAACCGAGGTGTGTAGCTTCGAGATTTCCTGAATCGCCGGCCACAGTCGCACGATGCCGAGTGCGGCGCAGTCGGAAACAAACCTCGCAACATCGGCGGGCGCGGCGGGGCATGGCGAGCGCCCATTCAGCTCGCACCACTTTACAAACATCGGTGCGGCGCGCATCCGCGCCTGCGCCAGCGCCATGAGCACCGGATTTGTCGTCGCGCGCATCGGTCGTATCAGCGCTTCGCCTTGCGCAGCGCATCGTGGACGCCACCCATCTTTCTGCGCAATGACATCAATTGCACGCGGCGGCGGAGGTTATGCGGTCCAGAGTCGATGTCACCGCGTAGTTCGGCGTCAAAGCTCTCAAGCGCCGCCGCACGCTTCTTCAAACCATAGAGCGCGAATTTTTCCGCCATTTCGTCGGTCGGCATCGGCTTTCCGCTGAGTTTTTCGTTGACGGACTCCACACGTTCGATGAAATCCCGGTCGTCATCCGCCATGGGCTATTCCTTGGTTGGGCCTTAATTCAAGATGTCAGCAGAAATCGAGGCAGGACGGTCGCCGTCTAGCGCCGCCCCTGAACCGTCCACGGTTGCTCCGGATCGTCGCGATAGAATCCACGCAGTTGGTCAGTCTGGGCCAGCGGAGCGGATTGCGCCGGGCTCCGCGGATCGACGCCCGCCAGACCAGCGATCCAATCTGCGATACCGCCGGCGGGTTTCAGATCCCCAGGCAGGACGAATTGCGCTGTCGGCAAACTCGATTCGAACACGGAGGCCGGTGAATGGTTGCCGTTTGCCGGGCTCACGTATCGCACGGGCGCATTGCCCGACAACCGGGGAATTCCACCGGCCTGCGCGGGTCGCGTCGGATTCATCGGGTCGATGCCCGCCAGGCCCGCGACCCTGTTCGTCATGTCGTTGCCGGGGAGAATTCCACTAGCCGGCGACGGAAACCGCGCCGCGAACGTACCTGCGTTGGCAGCGGATGCGGGCGGCTGACCCCCGCTCGCCTGGTTAAGGTATCGACGATGCTCATCCACAAACGGAAGCTCAGGCTTCCCGGTGACACTCGACAATAGCCCGGCTGGCATTCGATCTGGATAGACAGCGGCCTTGCGAAGAGCGCCGTTAAGCTGAGAGTCGGTGAAGGTATCGTAGACTCGCCCCTTTCCTAGTGCTTCGCTTGGTCCCCGATATTGTCCAGGTGCTTCGCTTGGTCCTCGATATTGAATGTCGTAAGAAATTCCCTTGTTTTCCGGATCGTAGATTCTCCTTGCCACCTCCCGCGCAGGCTCCAAGGCCAGCCCCCAAGTGTTATGTTGAAAATCGAAATTGGTATCCATCGGTTGGACTTCGATCTGCCTGAATGTCTTCGAGCCATCCCGACCGACAATAACCCGACCCGAAATCTTTGCACTTTCATTTCCAAACACGTTCGCGCGCAACAAATAATCTGGAGAACGCACGTCCCTGTCGTAGTTCGATATGCGGGCCTTGATGTCGCTGTCGCGTTTTGCAAGTGTCGCCAGATCATACGTCCCGGGAGCAAGACTCCGATTGTTCAAAATCCAATTGATGATCGGAAACATCCCGGGATGGTAGTATCTCCCCGGACCTTCGGCCATGTACCATGACTTGTCCACATCGACGGGGGTCGGGACATCGCCCACCGGCGTTGGCGTGCCTGACACAGTTGACCCAATATAGTGATCCAGAAATTTCTTTTGGGTCCAGCGCTGACCGTTTGTCAGCCTTACAGTACTTTCAGTCATGCAAAATTACCTCGATGAGTATGCTGTCATCCCGGAATCATCCCGGAACATGGCTCCGCAATTAGATAGCAAGATAGACGCGGTGATACGCCTTCTCGTAGGCTCTCCTATTGTTACGCCCTCAAGATCAACCTCCCATATGATGACACCCAAGGCGCTCCTGGTTCTTGTGACCTTGCAGCAATCGGGTTGACTAAAATCTATGTTGTCGGGCCTCCCATGTGCTGCACGGGGCAGGCCGATATCCACCCCATCGAATCGACCGAAGCCGACGTAGGGCGCGCGGAAAATCTGTATCTGCGCTAATTTTATTGCTTCGGCGTCTGACTGGATGACGTGCTCGCCAGGACCGCAGATACTGTTCTTGCGGTAAACGAACTCCACGCAGTAACCGACAAACAGCAACAGCAGCAGAAGGAAAAAATATCGCCAGAATTTCCGCATGAAGACACCCATTCAACAGAACTTCGGCCTTGTCAGACGAACATTAGCGGCCGCCAGCCCCATACTCGCTTCCCAGCGAGGACTTTGTGTGCCTCCCCTCGTTATTTTTCTCTGACAATTTCAGGATATTTTGTGCAGGTCCATTGAGCGAGGCCTGCGCTTCACCGGCCGTTTGGTCGTCTGATCGCCGCGCATCTATCGTCTGCCCGCCTTCCGCGCGTGATACAGCGCCACCGCGTCCTTGATGTCGCCTGAGCTCGACAGACGCGCATTGAGCGTTCGCAGATCCGCATGCTCGCGTTCCGCTGGCGTCCGCGCGGTGCCGGGCCGCTGCACCGGTGGCAGCGGCCTTGCCGCGGCCGCATCCCTGGCCTTCATCATCAGGCGATATTTTCCGGCGTCATACATCATGCGCTGGAAAACGGCGTTGCGCATCAACGGCTCACTCTTGAACAACCGGTTCAGTTCGGCAGGCTCGACACCGCTTGCCTTCGCGGAGGCAAAGATCTCAGCGGTGACCGCTGCCTGGGTTTCCCTGGGCTCTCCTTTCAGCATGGTCTCGAAGCGAGCGTCTTCGGATCGCGCATAGCTTTGAAAGCCTTGCTGCGCCAGCTCGGCCTGATGGCTGTTTTCCACTCTTTGCTGAGCGAACAATTGCTCGGTCGCCTCTACCATCGCCTGGACGCGCGCCAATTTCGTCGGATCCTGCCGCGACATCTGCTCGAGCGCGCCAGGCAGTTGCTCCGGTGCGACGCCTGCCAGTTCGGGGAACTGGCTCAGAAAACTGACCTGCGCAATCTGCGTCGCCGCAGCCAATCCATTGAGATAATTTTGCCGGGTCTGTTCGGCCTCGCCGACCTGCTCTTCGATGGCGCGGCGCACCTGCGGATGTTGCAACGCCTTCTCGAGCTCGGGGTCGAGGCCGGCCGGATCATTGCCGACGCCTTCCGGCGCATTCACCGACCTTTCAGACTCGACATTTTTGGCGTCGGCTTTGTTGGCTTTGGTTTCCGCCAGATCGAAGCCATAAAACTCGGCAGCATCGGGATCATTGGCGAGCGCCTCGGCGCGCAGCGCATCGACGCGGGCGCCCAACGCCTTGGACGTCTCGCTTTCCGCGACAAGTCTCTCGGCCGCGGTCGCGCTGGCATAGTCACGGCCGGCACGTTCAAGGGTGATCGCTTCGTTCGCTGCGGCTGGCTTGCCGTCGGGACCGAGATATTGACGGACGACGGCACCGTTGTGCGCCTCGTCGCGCTCGGCCGCCGCTTCGCGCAAGGAAGCCGTGTCGCTTCCGATCGCATCTCGCCTGTTATCTTCGTCCGGATCTGGCATCGCCGCGTAGCCGGCGTTGACGAGATCGTAGGCGGCGCCGGTGAGCGCGGAATCGGATTTGGTTGTCATTGCTTGATGGCTCCGGGAAAATATTTCGTTGGCACGCTTGATTCTTGCCGTTAGCAATCTTGAGCTGAGCGCGGACGCCTATTTCGGTTTAAAATGGCTAAATCCAGTCAGAATATTTCCAATGCCACTTGCAATCTTGCCGAATTGCTCTGCGCCGCTCAATTGCTGCGTCCCTGTCGTAGTGCCATTTGACTGCGACCCAAGCTGCGCAATCGGAATGCCGATCTGAGCGAGCAGGCCGAGTGCCTGAACCGGGATACCCCGGCGCTGGGCTTCAGCGGCGAGCGTGGCATTCGCTCCATAGTTCTGCGCGTCGAGCGCGGATTGCGCCGCCGTGACGCCCTGCCCCTGGTTGGCCAGATAGTTTTGCTGCATGCCGGAGAGCGTGCCGGCGGTGGTGTTGCCGGCACCATAAAGTGCGTTCGCGGCATTGATCTGATTGGCGACGTCCTGATTATATTGCGCGGCAATCACAGGCGCTTCGGCCGCAGCGACACCGCGGCCATAAGCCATCTGGTTGGCGCCGCTGAAGTCGCGACCGGCCGCCGCGAATTGTCCGTTTACGGCAGTCCCGACGTCGGTCCGGATCTGCGCGAGCTGGGCGGCGAGGGCCGGATTGTTGCCGACCATGCCACCACTGGCATAGGGCGTGAGCTGGCTCCGGAAAGCATCAAGATTGCTTTGCACATTGCCGGCTTGCGTATTGGCGCCGCCACCGCTCAGAAGTGACGCCGCATACTCGCCGATCTGTCCGGTATAGGGATTGCCTTGTGACGCATTCTGCGAAAGCCGATCAAGCGCGCCGGTCTCCGCGCCCGTCAGGCCGGTGTTGTTCAAACCCACCCCGAGCTGCCCAAGGATGCCCTGCAGCATCGGCTGCGCCGCTTGCCACGGCGCTGACTGCGACTGTTGCGTTTGCGTCGATGATGATTGTCCGCCCATTGGTTTACTCCGGTCGATGATGATGAGATTGTGTACTGGTTTGCGTGAATCACGCGAGGGGCACTTGACCGCCACAAGGCGGCTGTCCCATCTCGAGCGTAACCGGCGATAGCGTTGCCACCGGCCGCCGATGGCAGATCACTATAATACTGCTCTGCCTGCATTTCTTTGCACTTGACCGCGGCTCCTGCCGCACCCACTCTGTCCCGATAGAATGATGGCAACCGGCAACGGACCGCAGGACATGGTAGACGAACCGTCATCACAACCCAGCACGCCTTCAACGAAGAAAACCGGTCCACCGTATCCACCATCGCCTTGGCTGGTGGCCGCGGTGGTAGCCGTCTTTTTCTTCGGGCCGATTGTGTTCCTCACTTACCTTCCCTTGATGACGCCCGGGAGTGTGCTTGATGCTTGTCTGCTTGGTGTCGTCGGCTTCCTCTGGGTAATATCATGTTATGGAGTGATCGGGCTGCTGGCCGCAAGGGTCGAAGCGCGCTGGCCGGGGGCTAAACCGTTCCTGAAAGGCCTGGGTTTCATTGTTGAAATACTTCAGGCTTTCCAGGGTCACCGCCGTTCGTAAACGGCCACGCCAGGACGACGCCGCCGCTCGTTCATTGCAAGACGACTCAATTGCCAAAGTGTCGCTTTGCTGCGAGCGCGGCTGGAAGCACCCGGCGTAGCACCGGATACGCCTTCTGCAGCGCCTCCCCTGCCGGGCTATCTGGGTACGCTTCTTCCAGCGTCTGAACTGCTACACCCGGAGCGACAGCGTGCTTCGCCAAAATACCGGGAAGTCCACGCATTGCTTCGCCCGCCGATTGCACACCGCGACGGACGCGCGCCCCCTCACCGCCCAGGATCATCGGTACCATTTCGCCAACAGTTTCGGCGAAGCGTCCAACTCTGCTTTTGGGTCGATAGAATTCGCCGCCCCATTTTCCTTCGAGCCAGCGGCGAAGTTCGTCTGACGTCCAGGGCTTGAAATGGTCGGGCTCATCTGCGGGAAGTTCCGGAAAGCCTTTCCAGCGTCTGGATTGATTGGCTACGAAGTTGTTCGGGAAATGACCAAAGCCGGTCAGGACGTTTGCCGGCAGGCCTGCGGTATTGACCACTCCGTTAACGAAGCCGATGCCTGCGGATTTTGCGATGTCGATCGGATCAGGCGGCGGACCTTCGCTGCGCGCAAGGCTCCTCACTCCACGCACCAAACGCGCCCCGGCCGCTTCTCTCGCCTGTTGCGCCTGATCGGCCTCGGACTGGGTGGCATCCTGCGGCAGCGGCGTCGATGCAGCCGATGCTGCCTGTCCGCCGTACTGTGGATTTGACCGATACTGATTTTGTTCTTCCTGCAGTGCAATCAACCTGCCGAGTAAGCCGCCTTGCGGACTCTCGTTGCTGTTCGAATGATATTCAGGCGTACCGTTCGCAGCAAAAATGGAATCGGCGGGCGACTGAACCTGACCCCGCGGCATCATATTGCGGAGCACCGTACCGTAAGCATCGCCGGGCTCGTTTCGTCCCTGGCCGGGAAAATCCAAAGGGTTCAAATCGCGACGCTCAATTTTCTCGGACGGAATCGGTGGCAAACGCGGCGTAGATGGATCAGGAAAGGGACTTGTCGCGGGGGGAGGTATGGCCGGCACCAACCACTCCGGCCGCAGATCAGGAAATGCCGGGGCTTGAAATCCTCTCCATATGTTGATCGGCTTTTGTGGCGGCTCTATTTTTGGTTCCGGGAAAGGATTCTTGGGACCCCGGGATGAAGGGTATGGCCGGAGCTCTTTCGGTATTCCGGCTGGCGGGCCTTCAGGTTTGACCGGCTCCCTCAACGGCCAGTCGGGGGAATAGAGATCGTCTGTGCGGGAACGAGCCATATTATTTTCTCCAGTCGGTTGAAGGCAGCCATTGTCAACCCCAACGCGCCCTTGGCGGGCCGTGTGTCAACAATTGCGAAGTGATGTGCGGTTTAAGAAACTGCGAAAGAGACCGCGCGATGCATCGCTACTTTCAAGCGGTCAAACGCTGCTACGGATCGTGCAGGATGCGGTACCGGAAACCAAGCTTCGATAGTTGGGCGTCAACCTCAATCTGGCTGCTCGGATAAGCCTCATAGACGATCTTCGCCTTCAACGTGCTCGCGAGGTATCGTGGATGCCAGGTCCACATGACATCCGGATACCCGCCATTTCCCTCAAACATATTCTTCAGCCTTCTGCGGATGGCGAAGCTCTCAGGAGGATTCTTGAATAGGGGATCGATGACCCGCGACGCGTAAAATTCTGCGTACTGATCATCGTTCGCGCGATATGCAGCTTGAACTTCGAGAGAGGTATCGGAACAAGGCACTTTTTCCAAGCGCTTGGGGCCGAGATCATCCGCGACCTTGAGCTGAGGACAGAAAGGTCGGTCTGAGTGATGCCATGCAACGAGAGTGCCGCCCACAACAAAGGTCTTGTCCGATGCTACGAAAAGGAAACTGGCGCATGCAGAAAAACAGTAGTCGTAGACCACGACTGTTGCGCGCCGGTCTCGTATCCAGTCCGCAATACGCATGGCAGAAATTGCTTCGCCGCCAAGACTTCGCACGACGAAAAGACCATTCGGTTCAAGGCCGTTTGCCGGCGAGAAATCTGGGCCGTCGGAAATCAAACCGTCAAAACACAAGACACGCCTATCGAGATCCAGCGCCATGGGCCGCTTGGCAACCGCGCGGCAAAACTCGACGGCGCGCTTGTAGATTCCAATGTCATCGGTTTGAGCGTGCGATATTTCTGCGCTGAAACAAAGGACGGCAAGCACACACGACGCCAAGAAATTTGTGAGGCGAAAGACGAGTAAGCGGAATGCAAACGAGATCCCGCCATCTCGAATGTCGTTGCGGCACGCGCCGCCTGACCAAGCAAGTTGCAATTCGCGCCCGTCAAATGATTTTAAGCACGACATCTTCGGCGCCCACACAAACAGGAATTACAGCGTCGGGAATTTGGAACAAAACAAGAACAATGTCAAGTGAATGGCCTATCAACCACCAGGGCCCGCCGAACGCTCTGGCCATGCAGGTATGATCAGCTCAAGTCCTTATCCATAATGACAAACCTTCCCTCATATCCCTCGAGCACGCGCAGCCATCCTTGCGGCCGTAGATGCGCACGCGCGCGCACCCCTCGCACTTCGCGTAATCCTCGATCCGATCGATCAGCGGCAGCCACCGCTTCATGTCGCTACCGCCGCACACCGTGATGATGCAGACCTTGCCGATTTCGGAATTGATCAGGAAGGTCGCCGCAGCGGATTCGATCGCTTGGCCATTCTAGGCCATTCCGAATGTCACGCATTGTAAGGGACGAATCCCTAAGCGCCTTTCACAATGAAGCGATCACTTAATAAGGTCGTCGATCCGATACAGACCGTCCCCAATGAAAATACTGAGGTCAGCAGGAATCTGGGCCTTCGCCTGTTCGAGCTCGTCTGAACGCCGCAGTGCATGCAAACAAACTGCCCTTCTGAAACGGCACTCGCCCAGAAAGTAGGCGTCGTTTTTGGCCTGGGACAAAGAGATAGCTTCTTTCAGAACAACGTCAGCTTCCTCCCAGTGCTCCGCGTCCATGAGCATGACAGAAAGCTGATATAAATGAGGGAGCCAATCCGGCCTTTCCTTGAGCGCTTGACGCATCAATGCGATGCTCTTGTCAATATTTCCAACCCTCTCATGCAGGGTTGCCGAAAGAGCTAATAGTCGATGCTCCTGTTCCGGTAGCCTTTTCCGTTCAGCATCAATAAGCTCTTTCGCCTCGTCGTAACGCTTGCGAAAAATCAAAGACAATATTTTCTCGGAAAGAAGATCGCTAGAATCGGCATCATCGTTCATCGTTCACCTGGCTTCCGATCCCATGGATTTCCCCCGCAACGTTCGCTTATGCGCCCTCGCATACAGTCTTGTATAGTCCAGGACTTTGCGCCAGGGGCTCTATAGGGCCCAAGACCGTACTCGCCCTTCCAACCACTCGCAAACGCTTCAGTGCATTCCTCACGAGCCTTCTTTACTTCCTCCTTACAATCTTCGTCATCCCCACCTCCCCCCAAAAACATCCTGGGAAACACTTGGACACCTTGGCCGATGGCCTTCAGCCAGTCAGGAATATGTGGCATCGGAATCGTCGGAATGCTGCCAGGCCCCATTGGCGGAAGCGGAAACGGTCTCCCTCGCATTCCTGGAAAGGGAAGTGGAACACCTCCTGCCACAGGAACGCCCCACGGCGGTGCCGGCATGTAGCCGGGAATGCCGAACATACCTGCACCTTGGGCAGGCTTACTCGATGGGTCGAACGCGAGATCAACGCCGGGAGAATATGACGAGTTTGATTGATCGTTGGCGGGATCAGACGGCGCGACCGCTCCCTGCGGCCGAACATCAACCCGCGAAAGTTTCCTGAAATTCGGATTCTGCGGCTCGAGAGGCGCCTGTCCGACGTCCCCTGGATATGGCTGGTAGCGACTCTGCTCCTCCTGCAGCGCGATCAATCTGCCAAGCAACCCACCCTGCGGACTACCGTAGCTGCCGGAATTAGAAGCAGACCCGGTACCCGGGATCGAACCGTAACCGCTCCCCTGCCGCTCCAGCTCCTGCTGCTCCATCACTCGACGCAACAATTCATATGCGTTGCGAAAATCTACCGTGGCCATCAACCTAACTCCTTATCCATGATGACGTGTTTTTCCTGGTACCCCTCAAGCACCCGCCGCCAGCCCTTGCGGCCGTAGATGCGTACGCGCGCGCACCCCTCGCGCTTCGCGTAATCCTCGATCCGATCGATCAGCGGCAGCCACCGTTTCATGTCGCTGCCGCCGCATACCGTGATGATGCAGACCTTGCCGATTTCGGAATTGATCAGGATAGTCGCCGCGGCGGCTTCAACGGTTTGTCCGTTCCACGCGATCCACAGGAGGCTGCGGCCGGCAAGAATGTCGGATTCGATGTCGGCAAACGCGTTGAGCTTGGTGCGTTGACACGCCGCCTTCAGCAGCGAACTCACGTACGGCCAGATGTCGTGAACCCGTTTGGGATCAACGCAAACCAGCTCAGCCGTGGAGGGCATAAAGGAATGTTCGCCCTGTCGTCGCCGAGTTGGCGTGCGTGATCGTGAACGCGCCATTGGTGACAGCTGAGATATACATCGTGCCGTTGCCGAGTTCGGTCGCCGCATTGGCGGTGGTCGGCGTGAACAACGGCGTCGATCCGATCGCGCAATTCTTGTCGGTTATAACCGTCGTCGGGCTACCCGTCGCAAGCGTCACCGAGCCCACCGCATTCGACCGGCCCGCCGCCAGCTGTTGAATGGCGAGAACGATCCTTTTCAGGTCGGTCTCGGTGATCCCCGGAACATAAGCCGTCATAGCGTGCCGCCGGTCGTAAGGTCCGGGATGACGCCGGCACAGAACGTCCAGGGCGTCGCGGCCGGGATCCGCACCTTGAATCGTGAATAGCGGGTGTCGCGCCTCACGTCACAGCGGCCGGTTCTTGCGTTGACCGGGACTTCGACGCCCGCGGCCGCCGTCGCCGCGGTCGTATCGCGGTAGGAGACCGAGCCATACAGCGTCGCGGCATCAGTGACGGGACGAAAACCCCGGATGGTGATGCGGTTTTCATCTGTTCCCTGTTCAGCGCTCTCCATCGTCGCCTCGAGGTTTTCTCCCCTGAAAAATCCGAGCACATGGGTACCCGCGAATTGCGCGATTTCGGGCTGCACGGCGGTGGCGTAGGCATCGAGGCTCAGCGTCAACGCATCCAGCGAAGATGAAATGCTGTCGAGATTTTCCAGCGTCAGACCGGTCTGCGAGATCCCGAGCAAATATTCGCCGGTCGCCGATACCGCGAAAAAGCGATCCAGTAAAAAGTCATAACCGAGCAGCTTGTCGTAATTCGCCACCGTTCCCGAGACTGACTTGTAGGCCCAATACACGCGCGTACTACGTGGATCGGCCGCACCTACGAATAGTTGCAGATTGCCCTTGTCGAGATCGGCAAGAAATGTGCGATCGACTTTTTCCCGGCCGATCTGCTCGGGCACCCCGCCCGGCTCGATCTTGTGAAAGCCTTGCCCGGCATAGAAGAAGATTCGCTCACCGGCCCGGATGATCGAGTAAGGCGCATAGAGCCCTTTATCCTGCGTAATGCGATCGATCTGGAAAATGATCGGCGATCCCGGCACGTACGACATGCGCCGGATCGCCTGATCCTGAAAGATAATCCCGGCCTCGCCGCCGGCGACCCCACGGACGATGCCGCCATCAGGAAAATCCTGGAAGTCGGAAGAATTTGTCCCCGGCGTCCAGCTCGTGGAAGCATTGAAGCTGTTCAGGCCGGACCACTGAATCCGGTAAGGTGTCGAAAGCAATCCCGAGAGCACCAGGAACCGCCCGACCACGCTGATATAGGCTGCCTGCGGCGGCGATCCCAAAGCATCGGAAAATGCCGTAGCCGACGAAAGATCGAAAACCTGCAAGACGGTATTGGCTTGGGTCGCGAAAACAAAATTCCCGGTCTGCGCGAATTGCCATTGCGCGGCGGCGGACAGCGTCGAATAGGTTGACGCTCCCTTTGAGACGTCACCCCAGGTGAAATCCGTATTGTTGAGCTTGTAGAGCTTGTTGCTGGTGCCGGCAAAGGTAACGACCGTGCCGTCGGATTTCAGTGCATAGAAGGCGCCTCTGCAGGCCGAGGGAAGCGCTGATGTGTACGGCGAAAACGACGGAAACGGTCCGTAGCCATCGCCGCGCGGAATCACGTTCAGGATGTTCCGGCTGGCCTGGCCTTCGAAATCGCTGACATCGGGGCGATAATCGCCAGTTGAAAGAAGCGGCATTATTCGGATGTCCAGGGATCGAGTTGAATGATGGCCGGCGTCCACGCTTCGGCCTGTTCTGGTTTCGCGGTCCATGCCGCTGCCGGCATCGCTTGTGGCGTCCACGTTTCGCTCTGGATAATGCTTCCAGTCCAGCTATCGCTGTCGAACGGGCGCGGAAACCAAGCCGCGAAATCGCGAGAGTAATTCGCGGCGTTGCCGATCACCACGTAGGAGCCCTGGCCGGTCGGACAACGGATAGAGAAGCCTATCGCACTTCCGGACACCGAGTATGGTCCGGAAGCCGATATCAATTTGGTGCGAAAGAACGCCGTGTTGCTGCTGACCGAGTAGCTTGCGGCGAGTGCCGGGAACACGATGCGCAATGTCGCAGCATTAGCCGCGATCGAATAGCTTCCAGCAGACGCGCCACCGGAAACCTTGAAGCTCCCGAGTTGCCCGGAAATCGAATACGCGGCTCCCGAACCAGGTTGCAACGTTCGAAATATCGCGGGCTGTCCCGCGACGGAAAACGATCCCGTTACGGCGGAGAGGATCGCATTGGTCGCCGCCTGGCTGGCGGCCTGCCCGACCGCCAGCCTGCCAAGCGCGTCAAAGCCGAGCATCTAGGATCCACCATTTTCGAGAGCCAGCACCCGCGCCCTCAACATCTTGAGTTCAGCGAGCAGGACCGGAACATATTTCGAATAGTCAACCTGCCATGGCATTGCATCTGCCGTGGAGAGATCGTCATCGCCCACACTCACGGCTTCAGGGAATATCTTGTAGGCTTCCTGCGCAAGGACGCCGTAGCCTCGCCCGCCTAGTTTCCAGTCGAATTCACCAACCCGCAGCGCGTCGATAATGCGGCCGGCGTCGAAGGGGCGGAAGTCATTCTTCAACCTCGCATCAGATGAGGTGTTGTAGGCCGTCGTCGTGTTGGTTGATTGAATGCTGCCTGCACCACCGGCCGTCGTGGTGAATACCATCATGGTTGACGTAGCCGAAACAGATGAACGCAGCACTATTCCAATTTGAGTACTGCCGTTAAACGTGCTGTCGTAGATATTCGACCCGCCTGACGCTACAACCATTCCTGCGGTTGATACCAGCGCTCTAAGTACGTTCACCGCACCTGTAGATGTTCCGCCGAGCGTGATCACGCCGGTTCCCTTGGCGTCGATCGTCAGATTTTCATTGGCGCCGGAAGAGATCACGGAGAGCGCCGCACCGCTGGCCGCCGCCGCCCCCTTGATCTGGACGCCGGTTGCTACCGATACCGTCGAGGCATCGACCTTGAGAACCGGGTTCGTTGCGCCATTGGCACCGACAGCCAGAGCGGAGGCTGACGCGGAGGTGACGGTATTCGGCTCGAACGCAGAATTCAAATCCTCCGCACGCGGGGAAATGAACACTTCGGCCGTTCCGGAAAGGCTGATAGCGGCGTTGCCGTTCGTTGATTTGGTCGGCGCCCGCGTCAGCGTCGTTCCCGACGTCGTATAGGTGCCGGTTCCGATTTCCGAATTCGCACCGTCCTTGATGCCATAGGTTACGACGTCGCCATTGGCGACGCCCGCCAGATTGAAGGTGAGATAGCCCGACACGGCTGATCCGAGCGTGATGGTGCCCGTGCCCGTCGTTGCGGTGGTCATACGCGCGAGATTGTATAGTTTTGCCATGTCAGGTGATCGTCAAAATGCCGTTGGCCTGGTCGATGTCGACCGTGAACGAATTGCCGTTGGTCAGCGTGATTGCCGTGCCGTAGTCCCACCAACCGATTAGTGGCTTGGTCCCCGACGTGAAATTGTAAAGCACTGCGTACTGGAACGGCCCGATCGAACCGCCCGCGGCGGTCCATGCGGGATCGGTTCCACCGATGAACTTGAATGTGCCGGAGGTTTGTGAACCGGTGACAGTTCCAACACTGGCGCCGCCGGCGGTATAACCGTTCACGGTCGAGAGGTCGGCCGGAGTGTTGTAGACCGTATTGGTGGCAACCGGCGCAGTGTTCGTCAGGTAGACCCTGTAGACATGGGTCGTGCCCGTTTTCATGTCATGCAGCGCGTTCGCGACGTCCAGGCAAAAGCAGTTGAATTTGTTGAATGATGCCATCTGGTGAAAGCCCTTATATGACCTGGCCGGAGACGCGGACTGTCATCGGCCCGGCATTGAAAGTCGACGTCAGCCCGAGATTGTTCAAATCTCCGAGCGCGCTGGTGAGGCCGAGGCCCCAGGTCTGGATGCGCGCATCTTCCTTGAGGTAAGGCGCCGACTCGAGTAACGCGCCGTAGAGATACAGATCGGGCGCGAGTGTCAGCAGCCAGTTGGTATCGTTCGACGCAAGCGGCGGGATACCCTGCCGATACACCATCTCGACGGTGTAGGCGTCGTCCGGCGTCGGCGCCAACTCGATCTCATTGCCGAACACGGTGAAGTAGCGCGGCCGACCCGCAACATCGGACGTACCGAAGCGGTATTCATCCATTTGCACGCCCGACTTGAATTCCAGGCATGGCTTTCCCGTCACGCTCGACAAGCGCACACGTCGCATGGACTGGAAGTGTTCCGGCAGAGAAATGAATTCCGGTTCGTCCGAGCCAAGATTGGTCAACGCCGTCGCACGTTGCTCCATCTGACGCACGAACAGCTGCCGGTTGAATTTCGCTTCCGCCAGCTGGATGAAAGTCGGAATCCGCGCAATCAGGGTGACGTCCTGATCCCTTGCGAGATATTCGGTCACCGCCGCTTGCAGCGAGGCATAGTCCACAATTTGCGTCATGGTAACCTCGCTGACCAGCCGGCCTGCAGCATCGGCCTGTCGGTTCGCAAATATGCCCACTCGGGGTCATCGAGCTTCCGCTGCACGATCAGATCGAACTCCGCCGTGAACATCCGGAGCGACGTATGGCCCCTGGCATGCTCTTCGTTGAGCCACTTGACGTAGACTACGTTGGGGATCCGCGCGACGTGACGTCCCCACCCGCTACGCTGTTCGTCGCCGCGCGCCTGCTTGTTCCATTGCAGGATCGGCTCGACATCCTGCACATGCTCGATCGCGAGGTCCTTGCCGTTGCTGTCGAGGTGCGGCCGTATCAGCACGCCCTCCATCAGCTCATCTCCGTGACCCAGAGGGTTCCGGCCGTTGCGGTGACCAGCCCGTTGGTGGCGGCCTTGATGGCGGCGATACGCTGGCCTGGCGTAACGATCACATATTCGATCGTATTGGCCGGCAGAAAATTATCCGCAACGGTAGCCGTTTGCGCGCCATCGCCGATCCTGTAGCAGCAGGCCGAATTGGCGACCAGGCGCAGCTGGTAGGTCGAGACGCCGAAGGCATTGGTCGCCACTGCGCTAGCGTCATAGGCAATCGTTTGGGTGATACCGACCCGTGAAGCATGATGCTTGGGAAAGAACGACATTATGCGGACCTCACGGCGATCGAGAAATGCATCGGGATCGACGCGCCGGAAGCGCCGGACGGCGTCAGGACGATGACGTCATCCTCGTTGAGATAGACCGGTGAAGGCGGCGTCACCGCGAACAATTGACCGGCCGCCGAACCCGCCTGAGTCACCGTAAAGGTCGCAAGCGTGGTGGCGTTCGCCGCCACCGTGATGGTGCCGTCAGCCGTGGTGATCGCGCCGCCAAGGACACCGGCCGCCTTCAGCAACCGGCAGCGAAAGGGAACGCGGATGTAGGCCGCGACAGGCGTCGTGCCGCATGACGGCGTGTACGCCGTCAGATCGGCAGTATTCAAAGTTCGATTGCCGGGAAGTGGCATGGGTCAAGGCTCCAAAAAAGGCGGACAAGAAAATGGGCGACCCGAAGGCCGCCCAGGGAAATGCGATAATGATTGCGGGCGATCAGGTGGTGGTGTTGTCGAACACGCCGCCGGAAGCCTTCTCGTTGCGGGCAACGAGCGCGTATTCCGCCAGGATCTGGCGCCGATCGGAGTCGCCGGTTTTGGCAAGCGGGATCGAGGTCATGTTTCGGCCGTTGAGGTAGGCAATCGCCCATTTGTCGATTTCCAGCACCAGCACGTCGCGCGGACGCTGGAAACGGTTGGCAACCACCTTGAGCTTGCCGAAATCCGACTCGTAGGCATCGACCGAGGCCACGATCTTCTTCGACTTCGTCTCCTCGATGGCGGTGGATCGCCCCGTGAAGGTCGAGAACACCTGCTTGTTGAACGCGCCGGTCATGATCGTACCAGGCTTGCCGCCGTTGCCCCAGATCAGGGATAGCACGGATTTCAGCCGCGCTTCGGTGAAGGCGATCTGGGTGCCGTCAGTGCGGATAGCCGCGCCGTCGGCGGTGAGAGGATCGGCCGCACCACCGGCCGTGCCCTTCGACGTATTGCTCGCGATCCAGGAGAGGATCGAGGCTGTCTTCCGCGGCGTGCTGGTGTTGCCAGCCACCTTGGCCTGGTTGGTCAAAAGAATACTCTCGATGTCGCGCTTCAGCTCGAGGCCCTTGAGCATTTCCTGGTAGGCCAGTTCATTGTCGCGACCGGCGTGATCGACCGCCTGCTGGGTACCCGAGACCTGCGCCATCTTGTAGGAGATCTGGCAGAGGTTGCCGACGCGAATTGTCGGCGTGAGCGAATTGGCGGTGGGATCGTCACCCTCGAGCTGGGCGTTCAATGTGGAAGGCAGCGCAAGGGCCTGCGTCTGCCATTCGTGGTTCACCGCGGTCGCCTTTTCCTTTTCGGCACCGCTCATGAACGGGGTATCGGTCGGGTCGATGCGATAGATCATATCGCTGAGATCTTCACGGTTGCCGATCGCTTGATAGGTGGTGACCGTGTTGGTGGGCAAAGTCATCTGTTGGTCCTCATGGTGTCCGGCGGCGGCGCAGCACGAGCGGCGCGCCGCGCGAAGGCGGACGCGCTCGTCATGTATCCGACGCGCGGGTGTGATTGAGCTTTGGAGTGATCAAAATCCCGGTTGCGCGATGGCGCGGAAGCATCGCTTCCGGTTCGGCTTGCGAGACATCTTCGCCGGGCGCCTGCGTTTCGCAGGGTCAGCGTTGGCGTTTTGCCAATTCGTTTGCGGTGGGTATTGGGACTGCTGTTTCTGCAACAGCTTGTCGCGCGCCGCGATGAGGTCGGCTACCAGCTTCTCGGTGCTGGCTTACAAATCTTGCGATGTTGAATATGTGCCCGTGATTTGCCCGACGTGTCAAATCCTTTCAACGATAGTCGTCGCAACGGCTTCAGCGCTGATCGAGCCACGACGACAACCTTAGAACCGGAGGGCGGTCTCCGAACCGATCGGCGAAGGAACCCTCGTCATCGTCAGGAAGAAAAGGTACCGCCTGCGCGCCGGCATCGAATATCGAAACCAGCGGCTTGCTGGCATCCTGCTCGTTCAGGCGCCGGATGTGATCCATGAGCAGAGCGGCCAGTCGCGGCGGCTGGGTCGACCAAGGGGGTGTCGAAGCGATTGCACTGTCCGGTGGAGAAGGGCTCGGTTTCCGAAGCAAGGCGGGACCACTCCAGCGATCGTTGAAGGTCGCGGGTCGCTCCACACCATTCCAGCGTTCATCGAAGGTTGGGGAACCAGCTTTCGAGTCCGAATAGCCGTATTCAAAAACGTTGTAACGACCCGGGACTCCGGCGCTCGCTGCCGAGTCGCGGATGGCAGGCGTAACCCATGGCCGCGAATAATCCTTAGATGCCTCAAATGGACCAAACCCGTGCGTGACGCCAACCGAAGTCCCGACGCCGGCCGTCGCGACGCCAGCCCCGATAGCGTCTGTATTCCCTCCGATGTTATGTCAGACGGATCCAACTCCTGGACTCCAGGAAATCGACGGTCCTGTCAAAAGCCCTTCGAGATCGCCTCCCGAAAGACTTAAGCCGGGAGTGCCGCCGTAAAGTTGAGGATACGCCCGCCCCTGGTTGTCGATGTACAGCCCGAGTCCCAAGCCAAAGGGGAATCCAAAAGTCCCTCCTGCATAACTTCCTGCGGTCATGGTACTTCCTTTTCGTCCTGGGCCACCGCCCGATTGCAGTTTTCCGTGTAGGTCTTCCAGGCCCTGAACGCCGAAACAACGCTTGCGGCGAAGACAACCAACGAGACACAACCAACGGCCAGTTCCCCAAGTGAGAAAAAGCACAATGAAACACAAAGAAATGCCACGCACCCGCCCCACAGCGACTTTACGTATTCCGCCTGCAGCGGCAGTGGCGTTGAAGGGCTGAGCACGTATACGGGGAATGCAAAACGCGCTGGCAATTGGGGAGGAAGCGAGTCCTTCAGCGCACAGTAGACGATCTGGTATTTGACGACTGTCCAGATCAAGGCGATCCCACACCCGACGACGAATAGAGCAGCCATCTTCTTTCTTCCCGGCGCTAAGGTATCTCGCGTTTCGTCCAAAGCTGGAGCGCTGGCCGATCTAACACCGGCTCCATCCGAGCCGTTGACCGATTTCAGCGTTGACCGCGTCCCATCAAATTCATTCTACGACGGGAGCCGGAATGCTGTACTCGGCAGCCACTTTATCGCTACGACGCCTCGCTGCCAGGCGCTCGGCGCTGGCTTACAATTCTTGCGACGTTGAATATGTGCCCGTGATTTGCCCGACGTGTCAACGCTCGACAACGAGCAAATGCCGACGATACCATTTGGGGACCGAGTTCTATCGAGCAAAGTTTTCGACGCCAACCTCATGACGTATCAAATTTTTCAACTGACAAAATTTCACCAAAAATAGAACCCCCGTGAGCGCAAGCCCAATACTAAGCTCATAGTGATCGAGAAACGCACACCGGTCGAGTGAAGTCAGGCCGCGTACGTTCCATTCAGATATCGAATATACTCGTCGAGCAACGGAATCCCCGTTCCTTGCGGTCGGTTCAATCCGCGATCGTCTGCGGAATCGTTGCGGACGCTGGCGCGATCCGGCAAATCGAAGATCGGCGCTGGAACGGCCCAGTCCGGCATCGGCTGACCGCTGAAGAGCCCAAGCGGCCGTGAAGCTTGCTGCGGCAGTGCGGGCTGCGTCACACTTGGGGTAGAGGGCCATGTTTCGAAGCGATCCTCGAAAGCGTTCGGGCGATCGGGTGAAAGACTCTCGTTCGACCGAATGAACGGTACGGCCGGCGCTCCCGTATCAAATGCGGATGCCTGGCTGGCGATGCGTCGGCTGAGATATCGGCGATTGTCAGGGGTCAACGGGGACGCCGCCTCGTTTGAATTGGAAATAGACCCGTCGTTCTCGCCAGCGAAATCTGGCGCAGTACCGCCCTGCGGGAGAAGCTTCGGCTGCGATGCTTCCGCCGAACCGATCAAGCCGTTTTCGATCCACTTCAAGACGCCGCCCGTGACACCTCCGGTTCCGCTACTAACACTGCCCGAGGCATGCGGGAGCCCAAGATAAGAGGCTGCGGACGACGGCGCTGTAGCAACGCCGGAGGCCGCCAATTGCCTGTACTTCTGCAGTTCGCGCAGGACCGGCGAGCGGAATCTGTCGGCTTCTTCCGCCGGCGACGAATTCCCGTATCCGGGTTGATCGTCAAGCAAACCCTGGCGATCCTGTGCGCGCCCATTCGATGCAGGGACAAGCGACCCGATCGGATAAAGGGGCTGAGGCGGCAATGAGCGCGGCACAAATCTTCCGCCAGTCGAGAACGGGCCGGGCGCTCCGAGGTTCATCGGTGCGGGATAAAGAGGAGCCGACCCGTCGGGAGCGGCCAGCGAACCATTGGGCCTGGAGACAAACGGCTTGCTTGGCCCGACAAAATCTGGAGGCGCCACCGATGGCGAGTTGCCAACGCCAGCATTGCCGGCGTATGTCGAGCCCCAGCTTCCAAAGCGTTGATCAAGGGAAGCGGGATTGTCGGGCGCAGGCATTGGAGCGATGGCAGTCGGAGAAGATCCCCATCGTTCGAAGCGATCACCAAATGAATCTTGGTGGCCAGCATTAAGGCGGCCTGAAGTCGGTCCTGCGCCGCCACCAGACATTATTTCCGCAACACGCCTGGTCTCATCGAGATACCGGATCGTAATTGTCGTATTCGGCTGGATTTAAGGTGGTCTCTTTGTTCAATTGGATACCGATTGACCCGCCGGTACCCTCGCTCTTCGCAATTATTTCTTCGCCCGCTTCGCCTTTGATCACCGCGTAGTGCAAATGAGGACCGGTGCTCATGCCCGTACTTCCAACCCGTCCAAGGGTATCTCCTTGCCAAATCCTCCGTCCCAGTTCGGCCCGGTCGCCATTCTGCATGTGAGCGTACAGACTTAGGCGTTCTTCATTTAGGCCTCCCAGAAAGGTCCATCATTATTCCGCCCCTGCCGTCATTACTGCACCGGGCACTATCTCGTTTTCCGTCAGGACAAAACTCATGCCAGGTGAAGACTGCCTTCATTCCTGACGGCGCAATGGCCAGAACAAACTCGTTCCGCTCGGAAGGCCTGAACGTCTGCCGGGCCACGACCTGCGAAGCGCCGTTGCGGATTTCCGCAACATATCCGCGCGGGTAAGTTGTTTCGTCGCCATTGCTCGTATATTTACCGATGGCGCGGACCATCCCTGTGGTTCCGTTGCCGCCTATGGAAACTTCAAGCACGTTCCTTGCCACGGTCACGCATTTCCAGCCTTCAATCAGACACCTGACGACAACCCCGCTGCCAAATTCGTTGCGAAGGGAGGCAAGATATAGAGCGTCCGCGAATCGGCGAACCATCCATCTCTGAAGAAATGACCCACCGGCACCGGCCCTGATCCGATTTTTTGACGTTGCGCGCCGTAGATCTCTACGCTCGAGGAATTCGCTTCCGTTAGCTTCGTCACCCCAAACAATGCCGACGAATCTCGGCTCCACCGAAAAAGACCAATGGTTTTGAACTCCAGGACTTTCAAGCCACCACATTGGGCGCCAAGGTCAGGGGTTGGTTGCTCGCGACACGCTTCAAATCTGGAGAGAATGAGACTTGCTGCCGCAGCTTGTCCCCATAGGTTGCGAGAGTCCGCGTTACGACACCTCCAGCTATATCGACCTCCGAAACCCGCCCGTCCTCTTGATCGACAAAGATCAGCTTTTCGCTGTTGTCACCACAGAGCAACTTCGACTTGAGTGGAAAAGAAAGCGGGGACGCCTTCGCTTCGCCGTCATAGATTTCGTAGCGCCCGTCCACCTCCATAATGATCCTGTCACCGCACCATTTCACAAACCTTCCACGGGGAAGCGGTATGCTTCGCAGCGCCTCGAGTGTGGGAACGGCATCGCCAGGCGTCTTCGGCGGTCCCTGCTCTGCGCGACAGTCAATTGCAGATGCCAGCACAGCAATCGAAAAGAGGCAGACGGCCATAATGACCGGAATGATTCTGCGACGAGTGGCTGGCACAAAACTGCAGCAGATTGGAGAAGACAAGTAAGTGACCATGAGAGGGCTCAACGACTTCGACCGGAATTCTTCATTGAGCCAGCGCTAGAACGCAACGAGAACATTGTCAACCCACGCCTTTGGGTTGCACACTCGCTCCCGCATCACAAAATCCCGAACCGCTTCCTCCGCTCGCCAATCTGCGCCAGCTCCTTTAATTCAGCCTGCGCCAGCTTGCCATTGGCGACGACGGCGTTCAGATGATCGCGGACCTTGCCGACGATATTGATGGCGAGAAATAGTTTTTCGCGCCCGGCCACATTGTCGATGACCGTCGCCCGCCAGGCCGAGGTGTAGGTTTCCTCGAGCGTCCTGAAGGTTTCGGTCAGGAGTTCGTTATCGAGCAATTCCTGCGCGCGTAGCGCCTTGGCGGCCGCCTGGTCCAGCCTGCTTTGGTCGGACATCGGATTTGTCCTTCCCATCCTTTGCTTGCATCTTCGCATCACGGCTTGCGGCAGCCGCCACCATGCCGAGCGCTGCCTCCGTGACCTCCATCTCATGCTACGCCTGGGCGTGATGTATCTTTTGCTGTACGGCTGTGGCCTTGAGATGCGCGTCCAGCACCTTCATCTTTGCATCGAGTTCGGTCTTGATCTTCGCCAGTTCGATCTCGGCCTGCATCTTGACCTGCTGGTGGATGGCGTCGGCCTGCATTCTCTGTTGCTCGGCCTGGGCCCTGTGCACGGCCGCCGCCTGATCGGCCTGCGCCCTCGCCTGCAGTGCCAATAGTTTCGGGTCGGGCGGCGGCGCCGGTGGCGGCAACGGCGGATGCAGCAGTTGTCCGGTTCGCGGATCGACCGCGGCCGGATCGCAAAAGAACCGCTCCGGATTCTTGTGTTCCATGATCTTCGTCAACTCGGCCGCGGTATTATAGAGCTCGCGATCGCCGACCAAATTGACCTTGCCGCCCGCGATCAGCTGTTTCCGGATGTTGGCGAGCGCCATCACCTGCGCAAACTGCTGCGCCTTGCCGCCGGCGCCGAGGCCGACATTGGTGGTCATGTCGTCGCGGGTTTTCCAGTCCCTGGGATCGACCGCGACCCAGGCATCGCGCAGCCGCACCGTCTGCTGCTGGCCATGCTTGCGGATCGTGCCGTGCAGCAGCGCGAAGATATCCCGCACGCCCTCCGCCATGATGCGTGCGATCAGCTTGATCCGCATTTGCGAGGCTGAAAATACCTGCGCCACCGCGGTAGCTGACTGGTTCTGCAGCGCATTGGCATCGATGCCCTGTGACTGCCGGCTGAGACCTGTACGAGTCTCGAGTTCGGCGTCGAGATACTGCATCATCGGATAGATCGATGCGGTGATGTCGGGCACCACCTGCCAGTTCAGCCCGCCCGGGCTCTTGGTACGTACCACGCCACCCGGCGGGCGGGCGGGCCAGCCACGAAACCGCAACAAGGGACAGAATAACTGCGCGGTTCGCGGTAATATTCCTTTTGTCGTTCGCAAGGGTGACCCCCTTCATTAATTCCGCCAACAAAAGGCCTCTTCAACGCGAGCGGACCCACGACGATAACCTTCGAACCGGGGGCTTATCTCCGAACCGATCGGCGAAGGCTTCCTCGCCATCGTCTGGCAGGAATGGTATCGGCTGTGCGCCGCCGTTGAAAGCTGGGGCCGGCGGCGCAACAGCCGCTTGCTGGTTCTGCCTTCGAATATGCTCATTGATCATGGCAGGCAGCCCCCGTGGTTCGACAGCCGGGGCTGAGATGTCTTCGGAGGGTGACACCCAGTTTCCAAAACGTTCGGCGAACGTTGGCGCATTACCCGCCGGACGCAATCCGAACTGATGGAATGGAGACGCGTCCGTCAGCGGACTGCCGCGATTGGCAAAGGTCAGTGCGTCGTTCGTATCGTTCGGACCAAACATGGATCGGCCGGCTTGCAACGTCTGGTTCGAGTAACGGATCGCGGTGTCGAACAATGCCGGGTCCGCCGTATTCTCCTTGTTGAGTTTGAAACCGACCCCGCCCTTGGATTTTGGCACACCGCTCGTAATGACCGAATAGTGAAGATGATTGCCCCTTGAAAACTCGCCGGTGTTTCCGACTCCACCAATAATATCTCCAGGCCAGACCTGTTGTCCCATTCCCACCTTTGGCGCCTCGTTCATATGAGCATAGAGGCTGTACCCGTTAGTCGTCTGCACAATGACGGTGTTACCGAAACCAGGATTGAAGCCCGAGTAAACAACCTTCCCGGGCGTCGCCGCAGGAATTGGTGTGCCTTCCGGAGCAGACCAATCCTCTCCCGCGTGGAATTTCGGCTCTCCAGTGACTGGATCAATGCGGGGGCCGTAGCGAGAGAGGTTCGGTTAAACGGACGAGGAGGACGGTAAGGATCACTCATTTAAGCACCTTCGAAAGATTGACCAGAATTCCTTGAGCGCATTTGAACGAATGGAAACCGGTCCCACATCCGGCCAGTCGCTCGTTGCGCCATGTCAAAACCGCTTGCGATCCGGACGGCGAAACGCTTATGGCATACTCGGATCGGCCGCCGGCTGTGGCGTAAACTTGCCGGGCCAAGAGGCCAAAGGTTTGATGCCGGATCTCGGCAGCATAACGGTGATGGGTCACGATTGAATCATCATCCGGGATCGGAAGCTTGCCTAGGGGCCCTACCGCTCCCATAATTCCGCGCCCGCCGATCGAAAACGAATCGACTTGTGATTTCAGGCGGCTGCATTTCCATGAAACCGGATCACACCTGACGACGACTCCCGTATTTTCTTGTTCGGGTACGAGAAACAGCGTCAACGCCTTACGATCGACATCAAACCATCCGTCGCTGACATTGTCGGCTTTCGGCTTCTTTCCCGAACTTACCTTTCTGCCGTCTGCGTCAAGAACCTCGATCGCGGTGGGATCATAGGCCACGAACATTTTCGAGGCGTCCTTGCTCCACCTGATTTGCTGTACGTACTCGTCCGAATTTCGCTGCTTGTTCGGATGGACGAGAATGACCTTCAGTGTCCCCGCATCGGCAGTGAGCGTGAGAGGTGTGGTGGTTGCAACGCTTCCAAGGTCAGGCGAAAATGATACTTTGGCATTTCCACTGTCGACGGGCTGGTATGAAGCCAAAAACCGGCTTTCACCGCTCGCGATATCGACCTTGGTCACATATCCCATACGGGTATCGATGTAGACCAATTGCTCGCCATCATTGCTGCAGTGCCAGGGCCAATCGGACGACACCGCGATTGTCGCGTATTTGGTGCCAGCGTCGTAGGCTTCGATCTGGCCATCCACATCCAGAAGATACCGATCCTTCTGCCCGCACCAGCCCTTGAACACGCCTCTTGGCAGGGCATCATGCGGTAGGGATTCTAGCGTTGGCACCGATTTTTCCGCAGACCGAACGGCACTCTCTTGAGCAAGTAAGGCGCTTGACCAACACAGGGGAGAGAGCAATACCGCGATCCAGGCGACACAACTAAACGCCATCGCAGAGAAAACAGGGGTCATCGGGTGGGCTGACCAATTCCAAATGGGCGACAATCCTCTAATAGAACAAACTATGAACATCATCAACCGCTCTTCCTGCGGTTGTATCAGCTCAAGCCTAGCAGCGCTGTCGCAGCAGTTCGCCTCAGCCGCTCTTCTTCACGACCTGATATCCGTTCGCCGACAGATCCTGCAAGATGGCCTTGGCGATGTGGATGCTTTGGTCCGGCGCGATCCATTCATAATCGAGGTTCGGGCCGCCATCGCCTTCAGGATATTTGATGAAGGCCGTGTGAATCGCATTGGTGATGAGTATTTCAACCGCATGGTCCGACATTCTCGCCTCCTGCCGTTGGTCCGAGCCTAACACAGGCTGAGACGGGATAGCGACGTCCATCCAACGCCCTTCTGTCTCGAATGTTACAAAATCCCAAACCGCCGCTTGCGCTCCGTGATCTGCGCCAGCTCCTTCAATTCCGCCTGCGCCAACTTTCCGTTGGCGACGGCGGCCGCTAGATGATCGCGCACCTTACCGACGATGTTGATCGCGAGAAACAGCTTCTCGCGCGCCGACGTGTCCTCGATCGTGGTGGTGCGCCAGGCCGTGATGTAGTTCTGCTTGAGCGTAGCAAAGGCCTCGCTCAGGAGTTCGTTGTCGAGCAATTCCTGTGAACGCAAGGCTTGAGCGACCGCCTGGTCGAGCTGTTCTCATCCGATATCATGTCGTCTCCTTGTCCCTGTTCTTCTGTTGCGTTTGGCGGGTTGTGTCCCATGATCTTCGTCAGTTCGGCCGCGGTGTTATAGAGTTCACGGTCACCGACCAGATTGACCTTGCCGCCCGCGATCAACTCCTTGCATCAAAATCAAATCGGGTACTCACGGCTAAGATATCGAATATACTCATCCAGAAACGGAATCCCCGTTACCAGCGATCGGCCCAACCCGCGATCATCTGCGGAACCGCCGTGGCCGCTCGAGCGATCTGGAAAACCGAAGATCGGTGGTGAAACCGGCCAGTCCGGCATCGGCTGACCGGTAAAGAGCCCAAGCGGTCGTGAAGCTTGCTGCGGCAACGCGAACTGCGCCATGCTTGGCGCAGAGCCCCGGTTTCCGAAACGATCATCGAAGGAGTTCGAGCGATCGGGAGAAAGAGTCTCGTTCGATGGAACGAACGATACGGCCGGCGCTCCCGTATCAAATGCGGATGCCTGGCCGGCGATGCGTCGGCTGAGATATCGACGATTGTCAGGGGCCAATGGGGACGCCGCCTCGTTTGCGTCAGGAATAGACCCGTCGTTTTCGCCGACGATACCTGGCGCTGCACCGCCTAGCGGGAGAAGGTTCGACTGCGATGCTTCCGCCGAACCAATCAAGCCGTTCCCGATCCACTTCAAGACACCGCCCGAGGGGCCCGCAGTTCCGTTACCAGCAGCGCCTGAAGCGGGCGGGATCCCCGGATGAGACGCCGCGGATGATGACGCAGCAGCAACGCCGGAGGCCGCCAATTGCCTGTACCTCTGCAGTTCGCGCAAAACCGGCGAGCGGTATTTGTCGGCATCCTCCGCCAGAAGCCCGCGGTTTCCGGAAGCATGAATTGCGCCGCTAGCGTGCCGGTTATCGAATGCGGATACGGACGGATTATTGCCATGCATCCCACTCAGATATCGCACCGGTTTGTTACTGGAGATTCCTGCCGCTCCGTCGGCCTGCGGCAGCGGCCGCAGTTCGTGTCGGATTCAGAGGGTCGAGGCCTCCGGCAAAAGAGTTTCCAATGCCGTTGCCCAGCACTCCATTCGAAACACCTGCCGATGGCTTGGCTTGCGGCTGTCCGCCCACACCCGCGATCGCATTCATTTCGTCCATGGGATAACCAAGCAGAGGATATGGATTGAGTTCGCGACGAATTCCAAGATTGGCAAGTCTCCAGACGCGAGGTGCCGCAAACTCGTTCAACGCAGGGAGAACACCCGTCCCATATCCCTGCGTTAGGACATATAGGTCATCTCCTTCCTGAACTATCGAACGGAACACGTTGCCGGGATAGAGCTGGTGTCCGGGTTCTGTGGTATTCACAATTGTCAAACGATCGGGATCGACGATCTGTCGCACTCGACCAAGCATGGGAATATCAATCACACCACCATCGACGCTCTGCACGCCTCCCTGAAAGGGAGTTGCGTGCCTTGATAAAGAGTCGAACGCCTGCTGCGGTGTATTTCCCTGAGAAGTGCTCCCGATCCAGCTTCTTTCGGAATAATGGTGAGGACCGCCCGGAACTGTAACTTGAATCCCATCGGACAGCGGAGGCAGCCGATTGTATGGCGGCGGCACCGGGATAGTCAGACGACGGGGAGACTGCATCGTGGGATCCATAGCTTTTCTCCCTGCAAAGATGAGGTTGACGGCGCGGTTTTCGAATGATGGAGACAGTTAGTCGAGGACAACCGCTTTCACGCGATTTTTCTCAAACGATTGTCGAATGCGGCTTACGAGACAGCCGACCGACGCCGAAATCAGGATCGGTAGCAGATTCAATACGACTAGAATGACCACGGACCATACGATTGTCTGTATCCCGGCCGAGGTGATCTGCGTCCACGGGCAGGAGTACTTGTAACCGGGACATTTACTCACGTCCTGGCTTACATCGACCAACATATAAAATGAACCGCCTGAGGCAAACAGCACCTCAGCGACAGCTACCGTGAGTACAAATTTCGCGGTGCGCGCCAACTCAAACAGGGAAACAAAACCGGCGGCAATGCCGAGCGCAATGAGATGAAGCATCGACAAGACCACAGCCGCCGACACAAAGATCGAGATAGGACCGGCACCCAAAGCGATTGCGCTCAGAAGGAAAAGGAGTCCGACCTTCAGAAGAAGGTCTAGAACGATAGTCAGGAGCCATTGATAGAATGAAAAGCTCATTTCAAGATCCAAAGCAGGGAAGCACGCAACGCCAATCAAACTCCGTTACCGGGACTTGTTGCCAAACAACGGCAACTATTGATAGAACAAAGCCGGAACCACGTCAATCGCGTGATCTTGCCTGCCGCGGTTTGCCATCAGCATTTTGTCTCCTGCCAGTCACCCAAGCCCAACACAGGCCGAGACAGGATTGCGATCACGATCCAGCTCCGACGCCTGTCGGCCATTACAGGATTCCAAACCGCCGCTTGCGCTCCGCAGTCTGCGCCAGCTCCTTCAATTCCGCCTGCGCCAGCTTTCCGTTGGCGACGGCGGCCGTTAGATGATCGCGCACCTTGCCGACGATGTTGATCGCGAGAAACAGCTTCTCGCGCCCTGAAACATCTTCGATCGTGGTGGCGCGCCAGGCGGTGACGTAGTTCTGCTCGAGGGTGCTGAAGGCCTCGGTCAGCAGTTCGTCGTCGATCAGCTCCTGCGCGCGCAGGGTCTTCGCGGCGGCTTGATCCAGCCTGTTTTCATCAGACATCGTACTGATCCTCTCCGCCGGTCTTCTTCTGTATTCTTGCATCACGGCCGGCCACCGCGCCTAGTGCGGCCTCCGCGAC